GTTTGGTACCGCTCGGCCCGTCGCGGGGACTTGGATAACCGCGCCAAGGTCGCGCTGGATGCCTTGAACGGCATCGTGTGGGACGACGACTCGCAGGTCGTCGAGTTGCATCTGTACCGGCAGGACCGCCCCAAAGACGGGGCCTTACATCTCACCGTAGAGGATCGCAGCGTATGACCGACGTGACCATCGTCACCCCCGACGTATCGACCGGCTGGCTCACCGTGACCGAGGCCGCGAAGGTGCTCGGCGTGAGCCGTCAGCGCATCCATCAGCGCATCAAGAGCGGCACCATCGAGGCCCGTCAGGAGCCGTCGAGCCGCACGAAGACGGGGTTTTTCTGGGCCGTCCGGGTAGCCCCCGTCCCCGTAAGTGTTTGACATATCGACAGATACGGGGCGGCTTGACAAGCGGTAAGCTGTCCCGTATTGTTTACCCGTCGGCAATGACGCCGACCTCCCATCGGAGGACAAATGACCAGACAGCAGCGCGTAGCCGTAGGACTTGTGGAGAAGCACGGCCTCATCAAGGCCCGCATCATCGCGGGGTCGCGTGGGCACCGCCACCTCTGCATCGCCCCCGCCCTTGAGAACCGCAAGGTCACCGAGTCCGACGTCTTCAAATGGACCTTCTGGCATTGCGTCTCGTCCTCGCTCAACCAGATGGTCCGCGCCAATGCGTAAACCACTCGGGGACGGGGAGCTTGAATTGCTCTTCGTCATCGCCTTGGTCACGGTGTCGGCCCTCGGCATCCTCTGGCTCATCCGCTGATGCGCTGGCATCTCCTCAACAAGCGCGGAGCCGTCGCCCGAACGTGTGACGCTCCAGACAAGCGTACCGCGGCGCTCATCCTCGGCCCCGGCACCATTGTCTCAAATGCCTCCTACCTCGCCAAGCCGCCGCGCCCAATCGCGCCCAAGCCAATCAAGGGCCGACGCAAAGGGAATGGGGACGCGCCCCTCCCGACCCTGCCGCCCGGTCATCTCTACACCGACGAAGCCGCTGCGAAAATCGGCATCTCGTCGCAACGCTTGCGGTCGTATGCCAGAATGATTGGCCTGACGGCGACCCGTCAGACCTCGGTTGCCGGATCACGGCTCCGCTACGTCTGGACGCCAGAGCAGATTGCTCAACTGGCTGACCAGCACCAGTATCACCATTCCCCCGAGCGCATTGCCGCCACCAAAGCCAAGCGGCGGCGATCTGTCCTTCTCACCTACGCGAAACGCTACGCCGCCCGCATCGCGGCACGGAGACTCGAATGGCAATCTTCACGCACTTCCTCGCCGTCGCCCTCGGTATCATCGCCGGTATCCTCCTAACCAAGCGCATCGACGCCACCTTGCTGAAGGACGCCCACGAGCAAGGCCGACAGATGGCCGTATACGAGGCCGGACTCCGCGCCAAGGCCCGGGGCCGCAAAGCCGCTGCGACCCGCCGGCAACGCAAGGCCGACCCGTGATGCGCCGCGCCATCGACACGCTCTTGACCATCGCCCTCTTGCTTGCCACCCTTCCCCTGCTCCTCGTCCTCTCCCTCCTCCGCTCGTGGAGACGCACCGATGTCCGGCAAAGGTGACACCCCGCGCCCCCTCTCCGTCCCGCCCGAGACGTTCACCGGCAACTGGCAGAAAGCCTTCGGCCCCGCTATCGACGATGCCGTCGGCTATGACCCGAACCACTACACCCCGCTGACCGACAAGCCCGTCCGCGAAACCCTCGGCGATCCCGAGGAATAGCGCAGCGTCACTCGCTTGCTAGGTGGTGGGGTGTAACCGTCCCGGTTCGCATAACACCGGTCGCCACTGCACTCGTAAGGCCGATGAGGGCGAACCTCCTCCGAGCATACCACCGCCCGTTGACTCGACCTCGCACCACCTAGCAAGTTGACGCCCGTCCATTCTGTCCTAGATTAGGTACACATATGGCACGACCCAAAGGGATGCCCAAGACCGGGGGCCGCAAGAAGGGCACCCCCAACAAGGCCACCAAGACCGTGCGCGAGGCGTGGATTGAGGCGTTCGCGCTCGTCAACGAGCAAATCCCGCTCCACGAGTGGGGGGCCGCCAACCCCGAGAAGTTCTACCCGCTCGCCACCAAGCTCATCCCCATCGACGTGACCAGCGGCGACAAGCCCATCGCCCCGTCCGCGATCCGCGTCGAACTCATCGCCCCCTCCATCGAGGACTAATGACAACGTGGGAAGTACGCCACGGGGACTGCCGCGACGTGATGCGGTCGCTCCCCGCCGACAGCGTGGACGCCATCGTCAGCGATCCCCCGTACGGCCTTGCCTTTATGGGCAAAGAGTGGGACCACGGAGTCCCCGGAGTCGAGTTCTGGACGGAAGCCCTGCGGGTCGCCAAGCCGGGAGCGCACCTCGTCGCGTTCGGCGGGACGCGGACGTTTCACCGGCTTGCGGTCGCCATCGAGGACGCGGGCTGGGAGATACGCGACTGCCTCTCGTGGCTCTACGGAAGCGGGTTCCCGAAGTCGCTGGACGTGGGCAAGGCCATCGACAAGGTAAACGGCGAGACGGATCGGGCGTTGCGGTTCTGCGCGTGGTTTCGGACAACTGGCGTCAGCAGAAAGACAACGACCGATGCGATGATTCAGGACGGCCACATCAGCGCCAACGGAACGATGGCCGGGCATTATTATGCCACCAGCATCGCCGGACAACCTGCGGTCCCGACCCGTTCGATATGGCAAACGCTGCGCCCGTTGTGCGGTGATGTGCCGGGCTGGGTTGACCAGCTTGTCGAGCGTCACGAGGCCGAGCGGGAAGTGGTGGAAGAGCGCACGATGATACAGGGTGGCGGCAATGCCTTGCAGATTCGCGCTGGCGAACGCCGCGAAGTGCAAGCCGACATCACCCGCCCCGCTACGGACGCCGCGAAGCAGTGGGACGGCTGGGGCACCGCGCTCAAGCCCGCGTGGGAACCCATCGTCCTCGCCCGCAAGCCGCTCATCGGCACGGTCGCCGCGAACGTGACCGCGCACGGGACGGGCGGCATCAACGTGGATGGGTGTCGGATTGCTGGTGGCCCGAGTGTTGGCGGCAATGCGAGCGGGGCGTCTGCGCTTGGGCAGTCATCGGGATGGAACGCGCACAACAACAAGGCCACGCCGATTGACCGCGAGATGGCCGCTGGTCGCTGGCCCGCGAACGTCTGCCTCGACGAGGACGCGGCGCAACTGCTGGACGCGCAGAGTGGGGAGCGTGGTGCTTCTGGAAAAGCGAGTGGACCGACTATGACAGGGCCAAGCACCAGTAACAGCCGAGGCAAGTTTAACGGTGTGTCCGACTCACCGTTCTACGGCGACACCGGCGGTGCCTCCCGCTTCTTCTATACCGCCAAAGCGTCCCGCCGCGAACGGGAAGCGGGGGACGTCAAGAACTTGCACCCAACGGTCAAGCCCATCGCCCTGATGCGCTGGCTCTGCCGCCTCGTCACGCCACCGGGGGGGCTGGTCCTCGACCCCTTCAACGGCTCCGGCTCGACCGGCTGCGCGGCGGTCCTTGAAGGGTTCCGCTACCTCGGGGCCGAGCTGGACGCCGAGTACGTCGAGATCGCCCGCAAACGCATCGCGCATTGGGCGGCGCAGACGTCGGACCCGGACCTCTTCGGGTGACCGCGCTTTCGGTCCCTACGCCCAAGGCGTTCGGGTTCCTCTACACGCCGACGCTGGGCCAGCTCCGCTACCGCGTGGCCTACGGGGGCCGTGGCTCGGCGAAGTCGTGGCAATACGCCCGCGCCCTGCTGATCCACGGGCTCTCGACCCCGCTGCGTATCCTCTGCGCCCGCGAGTATCAGGCGAGCATCCGCGACTCGGTGCATCGCGTCCTCGCGGACCAGATTGACCTCCTCGGGCTCTCCGCGTTCTACACCATCCAAGAGTCGGCCATCTTGGGGGCCAACGGGACCGAGTTCCTGTTCAAGGGGTTGCGACGGGACATCGCGCAAATCAAGTCCACGGAAGGCATCGACCTCTGCTGGGTCGAGGAAGCGGAGGCCGTCTCTGACCATAGCTGGCGCACCCTCGTGCCCACGATCCGCAAGCCGGGGTCCGAGATTTGGGTGACCTTCAACCCCGCGCTCGAATCCGACCCGACCTATCAGCGGTTCGTGACCTCGCCACCCGAGCGGTCGGTCGTTCGGCTTGTCAGCTACCTCGACAACCCGTGGTTCCCCGCGGTCTTGAAGGAGGAGGCCGACGCCCTGCTCAAGGCCGACCCCGAGGCTCACGCGCACGTGTGGGGCGGGAAGCCGTGGGCGCGGTCGGACGCGCAGGTCTTGGCGGGCAAGTGGCGCGTGGCCGAGTTCACCCCCGGCGAGGGCTGGCAGGGGCCGTACTTCGGCGCAGACTGGGGCTTCGCGCACGACCCCACCACCCTCGTCAAGCTCTGGCTCCACGACGGGCGGCTCTACGTCGAGTACGATGTGGGCGGGGTGCAGCTTGACAGCGATGCGACGGCGCGGGTCTTCGAGAGCGTCCCCAAGGCACGGGAGCACGTCATCCGAGCGGACGCGGCACGGCCCGAGACCATCGCCGAGATGCGGAAGCGGGGGTTCCGATGCGAGGCCGCGCCCAAGTGGTCCGGCTCGGTGCAAGACGGCATCCAGCACCTCCGCACCTACACCGACATCGTGATCCACCCGCGATGCAAGCGAGCCATCGAGGAAGCCCGGTTGTGGCGATACAAGACCGACCCGCGCACCGAGGAAGTCCTACCGGCCTTGCACCCCGGCAACGACCACGTGTGGGACGCCGTGCGGTACGCCTTGGCTCCGCTCATCAAGAAGGGGCCGAGCGTGTTTGTGGTGTGATGTCGTGTAGGGCTTGCGCCCTTGCTTGCTTTCGCGTAACGTGTTGTGTGGCAAGTCCCACCCCTTCACGCACGGGGCGCACGTTTGTCTGAATCCGAGCGCAGGTCGTTCCTTTCGCGTGTGAGCACCGCGCTCCGCGCTTTGCGTGGTGAC